GCGTGTGGCCTTTGTGGTACAGAAGCGGACAGAAAACCGGCTGGTGCTCTGTTATATCAACGGCATCATGTCTGGGGCGATACAGTACCCGGTAAATGATGACTTTGCACAGACGGAGCCGGTTGGTATTTCCATTGGTAGTAACGAATGCACCATCGATCTCTATAACATCCGCATCTATGATAATGACCTGACCAGAAGCCAGGTGCTGGACAACTGGATCGCGGACACACAGGACGTGGATGAGATGCTGGCAAGATACCAGAGGAATCAGGTGTACGACGCCTACGGAAACATCGTAAAAGAACAGCTGCCGCCGGATCTGCCGTACCTGATTCTGGAATGCGCCGAGCTGCCACAGTATAAGGGAGATAAGAAAACCGTCAGCGGTTCCTATGTTGATCCGCTGCATCCAGAGAAATCCTTCACCTTCACCGGCGCTCAGTTCGATGTGCAGGGTACTTCCTCTCAGTACTATGAGCGGAAGAATTATAAGGGTAAGTACAAAAACGGCGTGGTGAATGCGAACGGAAACACAGCAGAAACAGTAAAGCTGCGGGATGATTCCATCGCGGTGGCAACCTTCTGCTACAAGGCTGACGTGGCTTCTTCGGAAGGCGTGAACAACGTGGAGCTAGTCATTCTCTATAACGACGCCTGCCCGTACAGGACACCCGCACAGCAGGAAGATGAGAGAGTGCGGCAGGGGATCGACGGCTTCCCGATCGTCATCTTCTGGCATGACACCGTGAAGGATGAAACGAGCTTCATCGGGAAGTACAACTGGAACAACGACAAATCGACCGAGGAGGTCTTCGGCTTCCGGGAGGATGATGAGTCGTGGGAAGTCAAAAACAATACGTCAGACCGTGTTCTGTATAAGAGTGCAGATTATTCCGGCGATGCATGGCTTGGTGACTTTGAGGCCCGGTTCCCTGATACGGAGCCGCCCTATGCTGATCCTGCCCAGCTGCAGGAATTTGCCGCATGGCTTGTCAGCACAGATACAGAGAAGGCAACCGGCGCAGCGCTTCCGGAGCCTGTTACCTATGGTGAGGAAGAATACACACACGATACTTCCGAATACCGGCTGGCGAAGTTTAAGGCGGAAGCCGGAGACTATATGGAGCTTGAAAGCGCGGAGTTTTATTACCTGTTTACCGAACTGTTCCTGATGGTCGACAGCCGTGCAAAGAACATGTTCCCGTCATTTATGGGAGGTGACATTTCAGCATGAAGAAAAAGATAGTATTCCTACCGTATGATATGGATACGGCGATCGGGATCAACAACGAGGGCGCTTTGGTGTTCTCCTATAATCTGGAAGACATCGACCAGACAGAAGGCGGGGCAGATGTATTTAACGGGCAGCAGAGCGTGTTGTGGAAGAACATGCGGGCTGCCTTTTTTGATGAGATGAAAGCCATGTACCAGAATCTGCGCTCAAACGGAAAACTGTCCTATGAAAAGGTTGAGCAGATGTTTGAGGAACATCAGGCAAAATGGCCGGAAGCGATCTTTAACGAGGATGCCTGGTTCAAGTACCTGGCTCCGCTGGTGGAGAAGGGCAATGCGTCCTATCTCTCGATGCTGCAGGGTTCGAAAGCAGAGCAGCGGAAGTGGTGGCTCTATAACCGTTTCCGCTATATCGATTCCAAGTATAACGCGGGCGATGCTCTGTCGGATGTCATTACCGTTCGTGGCTATGCAAAAGCGGATATCACAATCGAGCCGTATGCGGATGTGTATGCCAGCATCAAGTATGGTTCCTATCTGGTGCAGGAGCGATCAGCGCGTAACACAAAGACAACGCTCCCTTGTCCACTCGATAACGTGAACGATACAGAAATCTATATTTACAGCGCCAGCCAGCTGGCGGATGTGGGAGACCTGTCCGGCCTGATGGTTGGCTACGCGGATTTCTCAAAGGCGGTGAAGCTGCAGGCTCTAAAGATCGGCGATGAAGCTGAAACCTACAGCAACGGAAACCTGACGGAGCTGTATCTTGGTAATAATGAGCTTCTGCGTACGATCGATGTCAGAAATTGCCCGATGCTTTCACAGGCTGTAGATCTGTCTGGCTGCGCGAATATCGAGCACATCTATTTCGATGGCACGGCGATCACCGGTCTGGATCTTCCGAAGGGCGGCATCATCAAGACGCTGCACCTGCCGGGAACACTGGCCAACCTGTCTGTCATCGGCCATGCCGGGATCACAGACTTTGTTCTGCCCTCTGTGGCAAGAGTCTCTACACTGCGGCTTGAGAATAATGGCGATTCGATAGATTCGAAGGGCATCCTGAATGCGCTGAATGCCGGTTCCCGTGTCCGGGTGATCGGTTTTGTCTGGCATGTGGATACTGACGAAGATATCACAGAGATGCTGGACGTTCTGGACACCATGCGTGGTCTCAATGAAACCGGCGGCAATGAAGAGAAGGCGCAGATGCTTGGAACGATTGAGATCGATACAGTCTCCGGCGCTGTCCTTCTGGATACCAGGCTGCGTTATCCGGATATCACGATTTCTTATGAGCACGTGAACAGCCATTGCTATTTCTATAGCTGGGATGGGACGGAGGTTTTATATACAGCTGACAGCAGTGACGGAGCGAATGTTGAGTACGGCGGGGTTACACCAGAGAAGCCAGAAACAGAAGCAGCCACATACACTTTCGAAGGCTGGTCGCGGATCATGGGAAGTGACACCATACAGGATGACGCGATGAGGACTGTTATTGAAGACAGGATTCTTTATCCAGTATTCAGTCCTTCCATCAAGACCTTCACCGTCAGGTATTATTCTGACAGCAAGCTCCTGCAGACTATTACAGATGTACCTTATGGATCGAGAGCTCTTTATACGGGTAATAATCCAAGTAAAACCGGTGTGACTGATCCAACAGAGTATGTATTTACCGGATGGGATGTGCCGACTACGGATGTCCGCAGCGATATGGACGTTCATGCGGTCTTCCAATATATCGGCTATGACTATAAGCACCTGCTTCAGGGTACGCTGGAGGGAACCTATGTTAACAACCGGGTGACGGCTGTTTCGATCCATGCGTTCCAGAACATGGATAAGCTGGTTGCAGTACAGATGGACAGCCTTCTTACCATACCTGAGTCCTGCTTCAACAGCTGTGACAATCTCAAAAAGGTGACCTGTGCCTCCGCTACTGAGATCAGAGGATCGGCATTTGGCAGTAACTGTGGGGTGGAAGAGGTAGACATGCCGAGTATGAAAAAACTCAATAGTTCTGCGTTCTCAGGTTCAAAGCTCAAAAGCGTAAATATGCCACAGCTCACCACGGCCGGTATTTATGCCTTCCAGTATAACAGACAGTTGGAAGAGGTTCATTTTGCAATATTGACTACAATTGACCAGCTGGTATTCAACGGCTGCAGCAGTCTGAAAACGATCGATATTCCGAAAATAGTCAGCATAGGTAACAGCGCTTTTGCCAATTGTACCTCGCTGGAGGAGATGGAATTTCCGGCATCAATTAGGAGTATCGATACAAATGCATTCGGAGGTGATACCGCTTTGCGCACCGTTATTTTCAGAAGCAGCACGATGAACTATCTTGCATATAATGCGTTCAATAAATGCACAAACCTGACGGATATCTATGTGCCATGGGCAGAAGGTGACGTCGGCGGAGCTCCTTGGGGCGCGACAAATGCCACAATTCATTATGGCGGAGAATGGGAGGTGTAAGACGTGGCGGTAGTGGAAAAAACAGTAGATATCATTGGAGATGAGGCTTTCAGTGACATGATCCTTGCAAAGGCCGTCCCGGAGAATTATCCGGTAGACATGTACGATGATCTGGCCACATCCCTGCGGGAATATGCCTTATTCGCCATGACGGGGCTGCAGTCAGTGAGATTTACAAGTGTGACGAAGGTGGGCAACTATGCTCTTGCAAACTGTGCTTCGCTCAAATCCATCGAGATGGAAAAATGCACACAAGTAGGGGATAACGCCTTCTATGACTGTCTGGAATTGGATAGTGTTGAAATGCCGCTCCTCCAGTCAGCCACAACACGTTCGTTTGCTTTGTCATCTGCGAATGGGCAGGATAAACTCAAAACCCTTAATCTGCCGAAACTCAGCTCCTTCGGAGGCTCCATGCTTGCAAACAGGAAAAACCTGGAGACGGTCGTAGCGCCCAAGGCAACTCAAGTAGGCGTCAATTCATTCTATGGGTGTACTTCGTTAACGCAGATCGATTTGCCCTCTGTAGTAACGGTTAATAGTGAGCCATTTAAAAACTGCACAGGGTTACAGGTGATCAACTTTGGGAAGACGGTTACTTCAATGAATGCGAGTGCGTTTGGCAACATGCCGGACGGAGTCATCATCAATGTACCGTGGGCCGAAGACGAAGTGTCTGGCGCTCCCTGGGGTGGAACCGGTGTAATTATCAATTATGACGTTCCGTACAGCGGGACGGTACCCATGCCGACATAGGAAAGGAGGAGTATATGAAACGTAAGAATCTTTATAAGTATGAGCGTGACGAGGGCGGATATACAGTCTCACCGGAAAAACCACCGGAGGGAAAAGACTTCTGGCGCAGATACCGGCTCATTGCCGACGAAGGAAAAGCAATCACCAATGGCGAGATTATCACACAGGTGATCGATGTAAAGTCTTATGCCGGATGGCGAGATTGTGATCTGCCACCGGAAGAAACTTCAGTATCTATTGACGAGGGCGTCCAGTGATGGGTGCCTTTTCTCATGCAAAGAAAGAGAGGGTTTTGACATGAAGGAATTTTGGACAACGATTCAGGTGATCTTCACCGGGGTCGGCGGCTGGCTGGGGTATTTCCTCGGCGGCTGCGACGGACTGCTGTATGCGCTCGTGCTCTTCGTGGTGGTCGACTATATCACCGGGGTGATGTGCGCAGCAGCGGATCACAAGCTGTCCTCCGAGGTTGGCTTTAAGGGAATCTGCCGCAAGGTGCTGATCTTCCTGCTGGTTGGAATCGGTCACGTCCTGGATAACCAGATCATCGGAACCGGCAGCGTGCTGCGGACAGCAGTGATTTTCTTCTACCTGTCCAATGAAGGCGTGAGCCTTCTTGAGAACGCCGGACACCTGGGACTGCCGATTCCGGAGAAGCTGAAGGTGGTGCTGGAGCAGCTTCATGACCGAGCGGAAAAGGAAACTGAAGACTGAGACTCATGAGGGCGGGAGTAACATCCCGCCTTTTCTAATGATGAAAGGACGGAAATACGATGGCCTATACAAACAGTTCACTTGTGGAATTTACGAGACTCTCACCGAATCATTCCGGGCAGAGGACACATTCGATTGACCGGATCACGCCGCATTGTGTTGTCGGACAGTGCTCGGTGGAGACGCTGGGCAGTATCTTTGCACCGACATCGAAGCAGGCATCCTGCAA